GGTGGCGCCACCTATCCATCGTAGACATATGCGTGTTAGAGAGCGATACATAGAGAATACTCCTTTCGGGCACAGTCCTACAGTATATACTGTGTACGACAATGACGCCCTTGTGTCTCAGATAACCACCGATTGGTGGTACGACAAAACTGTCGCTAAGACACTGGAGTATGAGTATATGGCCGATCAAGTTGGTTCACAAGACCAGCCTAGTCGGGCGAACCATGAGGTCCTACACTGGAAATTCCGTAGGGACAGAGTTAACTCTGACTCGACGTTCAGTCTAGTGCAAGCTCAGGACGATCCGAGTGGTATCAAACGTTATCGGACTACCGAGACGGTTGGTGCTATTTGGTATGCATGGGGCGTACATGACGAGCTAACTCCTTTGAGTATGCTAGTCACGTTCCCGAAGACAGACGAGGAACTCTACCGTGAGGCAGAGGATCGGTTTCTCAATGAGTCCAGGGTCATGAATGACCTGAACCTTATTGAGAGCCCTTCCCTCGTTCCAACCACCCAATCAGCAATTAAGAGCTTCAAGCCCTTCTTGCGTCTTCAATCGTTGAAGAACTTCGGCACAGCATCTAGGTCTTTAAGACTTGGCTCTGCGGCGAAGCTAGGTGATCTTGTCGCTGGTGGCTTTCTCAGCTACCAGTTCGGGGTTGCTCCCTTGGTATCGGACATGCGGAAGATGGTTCGAGAAATCGGATCTATTAAAGATCAGATGGCTCGTATCAACCGTGTGCTCGAGAGGCCCGTAAGGGTCTCGGCGGAGACCACTGGAACCCTAGGGTTCGGTGATCCCTCGCAGCCAGGTACGCCAGTACCAGAGAAACTCACGCAATTCTCAAGGTCCCGCCTCCAACTATTGGAGGCGCCCAAGAGAAGATGCGTGATATCTGGCCGCTACCCCCACCAGTACGGGTCGGATACCTTTAAAAGTATCCAGTATTACCTTAACCGGTATGGGTTTAGCGGGCCAGCCGGCCTTATATGGGAGTTAATCCCATATAGTTTCGTGGTCGACTGGTTTATTGATACGTCCTCTATCATCAACCATCTGAATCAGGCATTAAGCCTGGACAGGAAACTGGTTGATCGCGTTTCGTTCAGTACGAAATGGAAATGTCTGACCACGTGCTCTCACCTTAAGGGTGACGCCCGTGCATCAAACATTGATAATGTGGACATAATGTGGCATACGATGTCGTACTACCACCGAAAGCCGGGCCAGTACCACGTAAGTCATACGGGGTTGGCATCCGGTCGGTTTGGAAAGAAGCAGGTAGCCTTATCAGCCGCCTTGCTCTATGCAGCTGTAAGCCGCATAGCAAACCGTCTAAGATAACGTTGGCTCTAGCCAACACAACAGAGGCAAACGTCATGGATAATACACTGACCATCAACACTCGAGATTTCGTCCGCAGTCAAGACCCCGTTGGGGGTGGCTCGCGGCGCGTCAATGTCACCGATGGGATTAATCTCCCTGAGGTGATGATTGTACGGCACATGGACGCGAAGGACTCGGCCACTAAGGCTTCGGTCCGTCGCAGTCAGCTGCGTCTCGAGAAGCATGTTGACGGTGGTGACGGGACTGTTCCCGTCATCAGCCTGTCATTGATCGCCCAGATTCCGAAGCATTCCGCTGTTACGGCGACTCAGGTTAACGACCTGATCGACCGGATGGCGACGATCATTCGGAAGACAACCGAGAATTCTGGCCTCCAGCTTGGCGACGAAATTTTCGTCTCCTCGCAGGTCTGAGATCTCTATATAGATAGAAACCACAGAGATTAGAGTATATACCCTTATCTGGTTCAGTAATTCCCCGGGACTTCTGGGGACCAGACGAGGCAACAGTAATAGTACCATGAAAGAGCTTCACAACACGTTTGTTGTTTCAGCCTTCCGTTGCCTGCTAGCAGACATCTCACGACGAACAGGGGTTGCCTTGGCACCCTCTGTATCTGACGAGACTTTAGTCGATTGGGCCTTCAAAGGAGGGCCCCAGCTAGATAGCGAACTGCTGCAGTTCATTGAGCACATTCCGACACCCTGTATTCTGGAGGATAACCATGATCTTTGTAAAGATCTGGTTCTCCGGACACAGCGTCTGAATGACATGACGCCCGAGTGGTTAAAACCACTCGTGCAGAATGTAGTTGAGGAGTACTTGTACGGTGAAAATCCGGACGAGTTCATCAACTTGTTTCGTGAGTTGCGGCAGCTAGCTACGTTCTGCTACAAGGTCGAGCATGCACCAACGAAAGACCAGGTCCAAGCGGCAGTCGCCGCCTTTGTTGAGACAGATGAGTCGATCGCGATTTGGGATAGCACTTTTAATAGTGATCACCCTGGTCGTTATTACTCATACGCGCGAAGCCTCATTGCTCGGGTACTTAATCAAAGTACTCGGCTTGAGCTTCTGACGAACATAGCACCAGCGCACGGACCAGGGGCAGTATTCCCCTCGCATAATCCGTGGCAGAAGTCTATGTTCGACGTTCTGTACCCTAGCATAGATCGATTCTACCCGTGGGATAGGTGGTTCAAGCGCATCTTTATTGATGAGCTATCAGAACCTTCCGTCCAACGGGAGATCATCGAACAGGACGAATCATTGGGCATATGCTCAAAACTCGTCTGTGTACCTAAGGACTCTAGAGGACCACGCTTAATTTGCGTGCATCCAAAGGAGGCCGTGTACATCCAACAGGGTCAGAGACGTTGGCTTGAGGGCCTTATCAACCGGCATCCTCTAACGAAGGACTCTATATCCTTCAATGATCAGAGGATCAACCAGAAGATGGCTCTCGTGTCTTCCTTAGACAAGGGGTTTGCAACCCTTGACTTAAAAGACGCCAGTGATCGCCTTGCCAACTCCCTCGTTAACTACCTTTTTGGCGGTTTCGAGGATATTTTGAGTTGTGCTAGGGCTACTCACGTCCGTTTACCGGACAAACGCGTGATCGTTCTCAGGAAGTGGGCCCCGATGGGGAATTGTTTAACGTTCCCTGTCGAGTCACTTGCTTTCTGGGCGTTGGGCAGTGCAGCCATGTATATCGACATGGGGATCAAACCCCAACATAACGGTATGCATGTGTTCGGTGATGACATTATTGTCCCGTCTCATTGCCTTGACGTGG